AACTAAGTCCGGGTTGTCGTGAATATTCCCGCAGACCACATATTGGAAAACATCTGACACTAACCACCACAAGGGTTCGGAAGGGCTTGAAATAAGGTGGTCGTCAAGAGGCTCACCTCCAAGCATCCAGCAGTAAGTAACAAGATCAATATCGTCGATCATAAGCTCGCATCTACCAAAGCTAACAACCGCTCGATCGCAATGGTCTGACATTTGATCTCTTATATTTCTTGATCGGTATTTCCGCTCAAGAAGATCGCCCTCAAAAATCTGTTTGCCGTTCTTGTCTATCAGCCCCGTAAACTGGCCGACCGTTTCCGAATCGACAAACATGACCCGATATGCGTTCAGATCGTTGAAAGAAATAAAACAATTACCGTCCTGGTCGCGTTGCAGATCGCCGAAATACCAAACATTACCTTTTCGCCCCCGAAACAAAATCTGTCTGTTCATTTGCGCCTCCATGTTAATTGGGATATTTAAAATCAGGAATAATTGCAGTATCAATAACGAAAGCCATTAGCCGTTCTGCTGCGACTATCGTGTTGCATATCTGATTTAGATCAGCGTTTTCGCAACCCATGTCTCGTAAGTTTTCGCATTGCAAAACAAGAAGATGTCTGAGTTCTTTTATTTTTGAATTGATAACAATATTTGCTCGATTGGTAGCCATATTAAAAACAATCCCTTATCGGTGTATATTCGCCAGTTTCTATGTCGTATGAAAACTTAGCAACTCCAATGCGTCCAATTTCTTTTACGCGAATCTTCTGGATGTAAACCTCAACGCAGTCATTGGCGCGATATACGGTAACGCAGTTATCGGCTTTGTTACGCCAATTCGCTGAACCAGCAATGTCGTAGGGGGTTGGTACTTCATAAACATTACTTCCTTTTTCAATACGCTGCATTTTTGTAGGATGCGCAATGACCCATAACGCAATATTATTTTGACGGGCGAATTGTCTCATCTTCCGCAGACTATCGCTTATGTATTCGGTTTCAGACTGATGTGACGGTCGGCTATGCTCTAATTCGTTCCACGGGTCTAGCAAGGCACCGTTAATACCTCTTCGCAAAACTTCCACTCGAATGAGTTTGAATAGTGCGTCTAAGGTTGGCGACTCTGGCAACACGAAATCGAAATATTTATTCAACTCTTCGGTTGCCTGGTTAAGTTCCGGCAAAGTCATGCGTGGTCTAATTCCTTTAAAAAAGGGTTTGCTAATCCATTTCTCTGCGAGCTTTTTTATGTGCAGGCTAATTGGTTGGTTTTCTGGACTAAATACGGCAAATCTCCAACCATGCAATTTCGCCAAATTAACCATTACCGCGTCTGTCCACTCGCTTTTACCATGGCCGGGGATACCCGTAATTACCGTGAAATCGCCAGGCCGTACAGAATATAGATCGCGCATATTTTCCCAACCAATATATGCCCCACCAACAACACCATTTTGATATAAATTAACGACGTCTTCGTAAGCATCAGTGACGTTGAACAAGCCTTCAATGGGCACTGGCTTTGCTTGCTCTATCGCCTCAACCAATACCGCCTCGCCATATTTACACAAAACTTCATTTGCGTCTTTACAATCGCTAGGCCAATTCACCAAGGCGCACTTTTCTGGCCCTAATCTGCGCACCAATTCCGATTGAAGTTTCATGCCAGGCTCGTCATTATCAACAGCGATGATATGTTGCTTCACGGTAGACAATCGCTCCATAGACGATTCAAAGTAATCGAACTTGCTGCTGTAATTTTTAGTTTTAGGAGAAGGTGCGCCATCTGGAACAGAAACGCAGCTTTTAAGACCTGCCTCGTAAAGACTGAGTTTGTCCATTTCGCCTTCAACCCAAACCAAACATTCGCTTTCAATATCATCGAAGCCATACAAAAGCCTTTCTGCTCCAGCGGCCATACGGAAGTTTTTGTTTTTATCGCGATATTTGCAATTTATGATTTCGCCATTTCTAATAAATGGAAATCGTATAGCATCAACCTCAGCTTCTATTTGAGGCATATACACCATGCCATTAGCAAGCTGATTGGCTTTCATAGTTTGTTCAGAAATGCCTCGGTTATTTAGCCACAGCTTCCATTCTTCGCTTATAGGTGAATTTAAAAGATGGCGAGGTTTTTGGTAATCAGGCTTGCGATATTGAGGCTCACGCCAAACGCCCTCTCGCAAAGTTCCAGACCAATCGCAATGCCAGCAATGCCAGACGCCTTTTTCTATATTCACATTAAGGCATGGATAATTCTTTTTTTTACGTTGCCCGGAACATTGCGGGCAAATAGTTTTTATTTCGCCAGATGATCCAGGGTTAAACGTAATGCCATAATCGAGAAAAGTTCTCATTGTTCGCCTGCCTTCAAAATTCCGGTTGCATAATTGGATACCCATTTTTATCTACCCACCAACCGCTTGCTGTTTTTCTGACTGCCCCTTTCGGTCGATTCGGATCAGTCGGCACAGCAACCGACTCAACGTCTTTCCAGCGCTCCTGATGTAACCATGTCGCCGGATTGCAAATAAAGCCTTCTAAGACCTTTTTTCTTTTACAGTATTGCTTCACCGCCTCGATAAGTTCTTCAATAGAGATTACCTTCAATGCTTTTTGGAATTTCTTTGCGGCGTCCGCTTTACCGACCTTTGCAGGATACGCCGACCAAAACATTTCAAACTCGTCGGTGTATAGAGACGCATTATTTTTTCGAGTAATCGAATTTTGAGGTTCCTCTGAAGGCGATATATGTTCAACCGATTTGTCTAAATCGGTGGATATATTATCTTTTATTATCTTATCTAATCTTATCTTATCTGCTAAGCTAACATTAGCTTTACTGTTAGCTTTACTGTTAGCTTTACTGTCAAGTAACACGTCTTCGTCTTGAGTAGAGGCGGCAATCAGCTTTTGTTTGGTTCGGTATCCTTTCATATAGTTGCGCATATATTCGTTTTTCAGCTCTATCTTGTCGAAGTTTTGATGCTTACCCCAATTAGGTATGGTGATTGAATTTTCCACAATCTCTATCATACCGAAAGATAGAAAAGCCTCGATTGCCAAACGGACAGTCGCTTCTTTACGTCGGAAAATAACGGCCAGCATTTTGTCTGTATATGGCAAGCCATTCTGCATAATAAATACACCGCTATTATTTTGCTTACCCGCTAGACACAATAGTTTAAACCAAATTACAATTATCGAATCTCCCTCCGGGAGAGTTTCAATTAACAGAATTTTTTCGTCATCGAAAATATCGGTTACAATTTTAATCCACTTAACTTCCGACATTTCAATTCTCCTGATTTCTGTCCGATAAGGATTCCAAGACTTTATTAAGCTTGGCTTGATTGTCTTCGTTGGGCTTCGTTACGCCTTTTTCCCATAGTTGAATCGTCAGAAGCGAAACGCCTACGAGTTGAGCCAGTGTCATTTGAGAAACTCTTTTGTTTTTACGAATCATTTTTAAATTTTGCATAAATCCACCTTTCTTATGTTGAAATAATAATATTATATATAACAATTTGTCAATCTAAAAATTTAGATAAAATTTCATCCCCGATCAAACCTTCGTATTTATCTAAAAAATCTTGAAGCTCTAATTCTGTCATTTGGCTATTATTTTTGTATCCATAAGCCAAGCCGTGAATTTCGATTTCAAGTTCTTCTGGAATCGTATCTTCTGGATAAAGCCCGTAAATTGTAGGCGAAATAAATCCGCTATGGATTGCGCATAATTCATAGCTGTTTAGATCGTCAACGTGAAGTGTTATTTCTGTTTCGTTGTTGCGCCACGATTTCCCTTTGGACATTTTGCACCTCAAATTGGGATATAAAAAGCATACCTCAGAGCTGTCAGGTACTTTTCAAACCTTCCGGGCGTTGCCGCTAACGGACTCTGAGGTATGCTGGGGAGTCAAATTAAGTAAAAGTTTTAGACGAATTAGTATAACACGGGCGCATATATTTTGCAATATGCTTTTCTCTTTATTTGTTTCGCGGTATCATAGGCTTATGAGAACAATAGACGATCCAACAAAAGCTAGTTCCGCGAAGCGCAGGCGCAGAGTCCGTAAATCTGAAAAGTTTACGCAATTGCAGCAAGAAGAAAAGTCTGAGAAAAGGGCTTCTATATGGATAGATGCAGATACGGAGCGTATGATAATTGAATTGCGGCGATATGGTAATCGCGATCAAGTTATTGCTAAGGCGGTAAAATTTCTGTATGACAAAGACCGTGCAGCCATGCGTATTTCGGAAGCTATTATTATTTCTTGAGAATATGAAAAATATTTTGCAATAACAGCAAAACTATGTTGTCAAGAGGTTTTTTTTCTGTTACCCTAAAATTGTAAGAAGTGGAAACTTCTAGCAAATTCAAGCGTGGAAACGCAAAGGAAGATAAACAGTATGGCATGGAAACTCAAGCAACTTCAGAATGGAAATTTTGAAGTCCGTGATGGAAAGCCTGTTTTTGTCAACGACGAGGATGGTTCTGATTTTGCTTTGGACGTAACAGAGCATTTTAACGGGATGCATACTCTTCGCGAAGAAAACAAAAGCGTAAGAATGAAACTTGAATCTACGAAAACTGCTCTGAAACAATTTGAAGGCATCAGTATTGAAGACGTGCAGAAGAATGCAGAAGCCGCTAAAGCGTTGGAAAACATTGAGGCGATGAAAAAGGGTGAGCTCGACAAATTGTCCAAAACCTTCCAGGCGAACCACGAAGAAGAAGTCAAACGAATCACCAATGCTGCATCTGCTCGCGAAAAAGAATTGCTTGAAGAAGTCAGAGTCAGAGATGAAAAGTTTAACAGTATTAAGCTTGAAAATGCTTTTGCCAATTCACAGTTTTTGAGAGAACGTGCCGGATCTCCCGTCTCCCTTATTCGTGCTTATTTTGCCCAGAATTTTCGTATCGACGAAAATGGCGACATTTATGGCGTCAACGACAAGGGCGAAAGAATTCTTTCCAAGCGGAAAGTTACCGAATCTGCTCCATTTGAGGAAGCCATTCAGATTCTTTGCGAATCACATCCAGATCGCGACAAGATTCTTGCACCCGAAGAAAAACCAGGTGGCGGCATGAATCCAGGTGGCCGTTTTTCCGGCCCTGAAGCGAACAAAATGGCTGCGGTTTTAAATCGCATGAATGATCCGAAGATGTCACCGCAGCAGAAGATGGAGTTACTTACCGCTAACGGTCTATGGGGCTTCGGCGGCAACGCTGGCCCAAAGTAACGCTTATTTAAGAAAGGAACTTTGTTATGGGTATGACACTTCTCGAAGCCTCCAAATTGATGGCAGGCAATGGTCAATTGGCCGAATCAGTAATCGTGGAAATGATTGCAATGAGCAATCCTCTCCTTATGAACCTTCCGTTCAATGGCGTAGCAGGCATGAGTTATGACTACGGTGTTGAAGCAGGTTTGCCGGAAGTAGCTTTTCGCGGCATCAATGAAAGCTTTACTCCGAGCACTGGTATCATCAATCCTCAGAAAGAAACCCTTCTTCCTGCCGGTGGTGAAATCGAAATCGACTCTTACATTCTGAGACGAGGCGGTGCCAGAAATATGTCTGCGCAGCTTCGCCTTAAACTGAAAGCCATGAACCAGCTTTTCCTTCTCAAATTCTTCAAAGGTGATTCTGAATCGAATCAGCGCGAATGGGATGGGATTCAGAAACGTCTGACTGGCGATCAGGTTTATACTCCCGCTGAAAACGGCGACGCTCTCAGTCTGGCAGATCTGGACGAACTCATCAGTCGCGTTGTTGAACCTACGCATCTGGCTATGTCAAAAGCTATGGCAACCAAATTTGGTGCTGCTGCTCGTGACACATCCATTGGTGGGTATATTACAACCTCTGTGGATCAGTTTGGCCGTCGCGTCACCAGTTATGCTGGTATTCCGATCATGGAAATCGAAGACGCTCTTGGTGGCAACACCATTCTGCCGTTCTCTGAAACCTGCGGTAACAGTAGCGTGACCACTTCTATCTACTGTCTCTCTCTGAGAGATGGAACCCTCTCTGGTTTGCAGGGCACTGAAGGCATGACAATTTCTCAGATCGCCGCTTCTCAGAACGCCAGTAAGCCGGTAGACCTTACCCGCATCGAATGGGACATCGCATTTGCTATTGAGCATGGCCGATCTGCTGCTCGCTACAAAGGCATCACCAACGCTGCTATCACCAAGTAACCTGTTCGGCAGAGGTGGCTTGTCTACCTCTGCCTTTTACCAGCCTTAAAAGGAGTTTTTAAATGGAAATCAATGTAAAAAATGGCGTTGGCGTATTTGACGTCGAAACCGTTCTTAACGACGAATACCAGGATGCAGTCACCTCGACTTCTGGTGTAGCCGGTAAATCTACTGCCTCCAAAACCGCCAAGGTTATTAACCTCGGCGGAAAAGTGCGTTCAGATGGTATTGCTTCTATTATAGTAAAAGCCAATAGCCTTCTGGCCGGCGCAAAACAGACAATTAAGCTTCAGGGTTCAAATGACAACTTTGCGGCTGATATTGTCGATCTCAACATCAACGAATTCGGCGACGCCGCTGCTCTTCCTGGTAATGTTGACGTATCAACCGGACGTTATGATATCCCGTATTCTAACGTACGTGATACTGTTGCGTATCAGTATCTTCGTTCTTTCGCAGTTGTCAACGAACCGTCTCCCAACAGTCCAGCCAACAACATCTCTTATGTAATGTTTCTTCTGCCCAACAAATAAGGGAGCGTAAACGATGAAGACTGTAACCGAAATCATCTCTAAGCCTTCAGAAGTGCCTCTTAAAAAGAATGGCGGTATGGTCACGCTTTTTCATCCGGTAACGGAAGAAATTCGCGACTTCTGGCCGATTGATGCACGCGAAGCTATGCGAAATGGTTGGGTTCCCAAGCCAGAAAAAGTTCTTCTAATGGAGCCAGCGAGAACACCAGAAGTTGCGCCAGTCGCACCTACGGTTCCTGCCGTGACTGACTTGCCCGCTCCATCAGAAGAAGCCACAGTTTCTAATTCTTTTCGGAAATCGCGACGTGGTTCTATCGCAGAACCTTCCGATACCAAATGAGTGAGGATGGGGTCGGTCGCAAGATCGGCCCCGTTTTTCGTTTATGCCAATTTCACCAGACATTTTAATTGTTGAAGACGGAACTATTGTCGCCAATGCTAACGCCTTGGTCGATTGGGATTATGCTGAAAATTATCACTATTTGCGCGGCAATAGCGCATGGGCTGATGGTGCAGTTATCGCAAAACAACAAGCCATTATTCGTGGAACTCAAGCCTTGTGCGTAGCCTATCGCGACAGATTTTCCGGCGAACAGGTTGAGTATGGCGTTCAAGCCTTAGAATTCCCGCGTGCCGAGATTTATATCAACGATATTGAACAGCCGTCGGATTCAATACCAGATGCAATCAAACAGGCGGTATGTGAACTGGCTTTGCGTGAACTGGCAAATCCAAACGGAGTTCTGCCAGATATGGAGCGTGGCGGCGACATAAAAAGCGTGAAAGCCGACACAGTAAGCATTGAATTTATGGATAGGGCTTCGAGTTTTACAACAATTCCTTTTGTGGATAAATTATTGACAAACTACATATCGGGTTCTTTTGCAAGCGGTGTGTCAACCGGGACTGTTAATATTCTTTATTAGGCGGTAATTATGTCGGTTCTCAACTCAGTAGCCAAAATTGTCTATGGCGCCCTGAAAAATGAATCCAGGCGCTTCGTTATTTTGCGCACTACTGAAACCGCCTCCGAAACACAGCCATGGAAGGTAACTCAAAAACAAGTTCTGGAATACGATTGTCTTGGATTATTGTCGAGTTACAAGAACTATGAAATCGACAATGTGAAGATATTAAAAGATGACTGTAAGGTGACTATTTTAACACTTTCTATTCCTTCTGCTCTCAACGGTTTTGATAACAAGACGGATACAATCAAAGATCCCAAAAGCGGAAGAGTGTGGAAGATTGAAAGCATTAAAATAGATCCAGCTGGCGCTACCGTCCGTTGTCAGTGCAGGTGACAAATGTCTAAAAATATAAAAAATCTTGATAAATTCTTAATCGACATAGGTAATTTTGCAAACTACGCTGTGCCGATGGGCGTTTTAGAATTTCAAAAGATTTTGGTAAAAGAATTGCATCGCGCCATTTTAACCAAGACCCCTATAGATAAGGGTGTTCTGCGAGGCAATTGGACTTTATCTATTAACGACATAGACGAAACTTTTGATGAGAATAAAAAAACGGACGCTTTGATTACCGGGATGGAAATTACCGGCGAAGAAGAATCCCGGTTACAAGCTATTCTTGAAGATCTCACTCGTATGGGGCTGGGTAATACTGTTCACTTATCTAATAGCACTCCTTATGCGCAACAAGCCGAAATAGATGGTTGGACATATACGCCGCCATACGCCATGGTTGCGTTAAGTCTTCAAGAATTAGAAACGGCTATGACTGCTGCAAAAAAAGAATTTGAACTCACTGTAACAGCGCTACAAAAAGAGGTTAAGGTTAATTATGCTGCAAACTTACGCTGAAGAAGATGATGCCATAAAAGGCATGTTCCGGGAAAAGTGGATTCTCGACCCGGATGAACCGATGTCAGGAGAACTGACACCGATTGCATGGCCCGGGATTACTTTTGTAAAGCCAAAAGATTCTCAGGGGCGCCTCACGGATTTTGTAGCTATTTTTATCGTAAACGGTGAATCTCAGCAGATTGGGTTTGGTTCGCCTGGAAGCAATCTGCGGAGGCATAATGGTATTGTTGTTGTAAAAATATTCGCGGGCTACGGACTTGGTACTGCCGAAAGTAGAGCCATACAATTAGGCGATAGATTTTGTCAGGCATTCCCGTCAAATGTGAATTTATCAGGTGTAGTTTTTAAGGCACCTTATACTCGCAAGATTGGTGAGAATGAAGAGAAAATGTATCAAATAAATGGTTTTTGCCCATTTACGCGTGATGTTTATTCATAAGGAGATTTAACATGGATAGTTCTTTAACTCAACTTGGTTATGCAATCGAGTCGGCGTGGAAGGTGCCGCCCTCCCCTCTGGCTTTCAAGACCTTACGTTTTGCGAGTGAAAGCTTGAAGATTGGGCGCGAAAAAATTCAGAGCAATGAAATCAGAAACGATAGAAACGTCGCCGATTTGATTGCTGTTGGCAATAGTGCCGGCGGTGCAACTGAACATGAATTCAGCTATCAAACCTTCGATGACATTTTGCAGGCGGTAATGTTTGGCGCGTGGAATGCTAATGTGCTGAAAAACGGCACGGCTCTCACCAGTTTACACATGCTAAAAAAAGAAACCGGTCAGCAGTCGCAGACGATTTACGAACTTTACAAAGGTATGGTTGTAAATGCTGTTTCGATAAAAACGACCAAAAAAGGCATTATTATGCTCAGCGCTAACTATCTTGGCGCCAATGGTGAAGCAACGCTTGTGGCACCCGGCAGCTTTGTCGCCGCGAATACCAATCCTGTCTTGGATGCCACGAACGCGTTCTTGGTCAACAAAGCTGTGGTTTCTCCGGCTCCATATATTAGCGAACTTACTCTCGATCTGAACAATAATTGCACCGTCGATGACGCGTGCGGAGAAGACGAAGCCATCGGGATTGTGCCCGGTCAGTTTGTTGCTTCTGGATCTATGTCGCTGTATTTCAGAAACATCAATCTTTTGAACGCATTTCTGACTAACAGCAACGGCGTGCTTGAATTCACGATTGGTTCTGACGCCAACGAAAAATATACTTTTAAATTTCCAAAAGTAAAATTTGGCGACTTTTCTCATCCGACTGCTGGTAATAGCCAGAGCGTTATCGCAACCGTACCATTTACTGCGTTGTATGATGACGCATCGGGTTACGCTGCTCAAATCACCAGAGCCGTTGCATAAATGATTAGCGGTGTGGTATCTTAAACATATCACACCGCTTTTTGCGGCTCAGGAGAAAAAAACAAATGGATATTCGCGAACTTTTCGGAGTAGACGTAGAGAAAGCTACCAACGGCACATGGATTGAACTTGGTGGCGGCGTGGCTATGCTGGCAAAACGCGCAGACGACAATAATACTGCATATCAGCTGGCACGATCAAAAGTGCTTTCTGATCCAGAGATTGCCAGAAAAATTCAAATGGGCTTGATGCCTACTGCTGAATTGAACGCAATTGACGCTAAACTGTTGGCCGACAATGTCATTATCGACTGGCGTGGCGTTGTGCTCGATGGTGTAGAAGTTCCATTTTCCAAAGAAAAGTTGCTGGAAGTTCTTACTATGCCATGTATGGCTCCATTTCTCGAAATGGTTCAGACCGCAGTAGCAAGTCGCAAGAATTTCAAATGGGAAGTCTCTCCTGAAAAAAAGTAAGAGATTTCTACGGCTACAGACTAAAATTCTCGGAGAACAATCTTTGGGATAAGTTTGTAGCCGTATCCAAAAAAACCGGTGTGTTATGTCAAGAATTGCTTGAAGCGCCGGCTCTTCCAGCACATTGCGCTGTTTATTGGGATATTTTTCAGGATTTGCGTTTTTCTACAAATGCAAACGGTAAAATTCCTGTTAGTGAAGTTTTGGCCTGTTGCAATTTATTGCATATAGACTCGGCAGACGACCGCAAAACGATTCTCGATGTCATTAACGGCATCAACGCTGAACTGGACGATTACCAACTCAGCAAGGAATAAGCAAAAGATTGGTGGTGGTTTGAGTGGCAGCCGAATTAGATGTCAGTGTTAGTTCCCAACAAGCGGTCACTGGTGTTAATGATCTGCTGAAGGTTTTTCAGCAACTTATTGATAGCGTTAAAAAGGTTGATTCTACTCTTGCCACCGGCCAACAACAAATAGATAAGCTTGGCAATGCTTTTACCTCTGAGTCAGGTGAAATAAAAAATGCTGTCGGCGAAATTTCTGCTTCGCTTAAAAAGGCTCAAAGCGATCTTGAAGCGCAAGGCAAGGCGCAAGAGGCTAGTATCAGCAGGGCTTCTCGTTACATCTCCAAACTTCAAGATTTAATCAAAATTGAACAGTATGCCTTAGAAGTAAATAAAAAAAATGGTCTCACTGCCGAAGAAGCGGCCAAACGAAAGGCCGTTTTTGCCGCACAAGTTCAAAAGAACATAAGTGCTATGGCTGCGGAAGGCAAAGAAGTAGAATCGCTTGTCCGTAAGCTCATGGGTTTAGAGCAGGCAAACAAAAATCTTGCAGCCGGTGCGACGCTTGCCGATAAACGGAAGGCTTTTAATACTACACTGGCACAAGAAGCAGATATTTTGTCACGAGTCAATGCCCGTGCTACTGAGTTGGGCGTTAAGGTGACAGAGCTTGCGGCTTATAAGCAATTTTTGGCGCAGGCTACTAAGCTTAACATAGATTTAAACAGTCAAGAATTTGCTTCTTTACAAAAGCTTTATATCGCCAAAGAAGAACAAATCAGACTCGGCAGAACGATAACTACTCCTCCCGCTGCACCAAACAGCAAGGCTCGGGATAAAAGCACGAGTCAGGTCGATCGGTATATTTCCAAGTTAAAAGACCTTGTCAGGGTCGAACAATATACCGTAGACATCAATAAAAAGATGGGCATTGCTGCGGAAGAGACTGCAAAAAGAAAAGCGGTCTATACCGCTCAAACATTGCGCCATATCGCCGCGACGACAGACGAGGGCAAGGCGGTTGATTCGCTTATTCGTCGCCTACATCTGCTGCAAGGTATCAAAGACCGGCAGGAAAAGGCCCAGGCCAGCGTAGAAAAGAGACAGGCCTTTAACAACGCCTTAGTGCAGGAAGCTGACATTTTGGCGCGAGTCAATGCCCGCGCAACCGAATTAGGCGTTAAGGTGACAGAGCTCGCAGCCTATAAGCAATTTTTGGCGCAGGCTACTAAGCTTAACATAGATTTAAACAGTCAAGAATTTGCTTCTTTACAAAAGCTTTATATCGCCAAAGAAGAACAAATCAGACTCGGTAGAACGATAGCTACTCCTCCCGCTGCACCAAACATACCTTCTCGCACAGCTGGAGTATCTATCGCAACAACTCCCGCCGCCTTGGAACTAGAAATAGAAAAAACAAGGCAATTGCTCGCACTGCATTTAAAGCATAGCGGGAATACTGCCGAGCTGGCTATTCAGAAAGAAATTCTAAACCGAAAAATTGCTGCTGGAAATTCTTTGTCTGATATTGAAATATCGCGTATAGAGAAGCGCATCAGAGCATTGTATCAAAATAAAGATGCACTCACTCAGTTGGCTCTTGTGGAAGAACGACGTCAGAGGGTGTCAGGTGTTGTCGGCGGACTATCTTCGGAAGGTGCTCAGCTAGATAAAACGATAGCTATTTATCAGCAGCACGGGAAAAATGTTCAAGAAGTTGCGATCCAAAAAGAAATTCTGAATAGAGTAACAGCCGCCGGCGGAACTGTGACAGCACAAGAATATAAAAATATTGAAGCCGGAGTGCGTAGCACAGCAAAAAAGCGCGTTGAATTAGAGAAATTAGAAAAACAATACGGCAATACCACGGCAGCAACTTCTCGTTTCAGCGGCGGCCTCACTAGAATGCAATTGATTTTGTCTGGCATAGTCTACATGGGCTTGAGCAGAGCTGTAAGTAGTGTTGCTGATTTCTATACAAACTTGTCTATAGCCAACGCAGTAACCGAAGCTTCTGTGAGCGAAATGGGACAATTAGAAGCTGCGGCTAGAAAGCTTGGAGAAACCACCGTTTTTACTGCTGGTGAAGCGGCTACAGGGATTCAGTTTTTGGGTCAGGCGGGTATGGGTGTTGAAAATATCCTCAAGACTTTGCCGGATACTTTAAACCTTGCCTCAGCAGGCAGTATTGATCTTGGTCGGGCTGCGGATATTGCCACAAACATGATGGCCTCTTTTGGATTACAGGCAGGACAGATGGGACAGGCCGCAGATATTATTGCTTATACGGCTGCAAAATCCAATACGAACGTAGAGCAATTAGCGGAAGGTATGAAATATGCTGGCCCAGCCGCACGAGCCGCAGGTTTGGATCTTGGAGAAACAGCTGCAATTATTGGCACGCTCTCTAATGCCGGACTGCAAGCCAGCACTGCGGGCACTAGTTTGCGCCAAGCTCTCATTCAACTTTCAAAAGAACCAACAAAAAATGCCACCAAAGCGCTAAAAGAACTCGGATTAACCTTTGACGATGTGAGCCTGAAAAATAACACATTTGAACAGGCCATAACAAAACTTGCCTCTCGCGGAATGAATCTGGGTCAGGCTGCGGCTATTTTTGATACTCGTGCTGCTACAGCTATGTTGGCCTTGTCTGAGCTGATGCCCGTATGGGATAGATTAAACGAAGGCGTCGAAAAGTCAGCCGGGACAGCAGAACGCATGGCTAGAATCAGATTGGATAATTTAACGGGAGATTTCCGACTTCTCGCCAGTGCGGTAGAAGAATTGATATTAACATTGGGCGACGCAGGGTTTTTAACACTACTGCGTAGTATAACCAACAACTCTAAGGACGTTGTGTTGGCCGCCCAAGATTTGATTGGTGAATGGAACGCCTTGTGGGAAGTTTCCGAAAAAAGTGTTGATAGTTTAACGCAATTTAGCCAAAAAGCAACCGATCTCGGTATGGCTTTTGGCTTATCTAGCAGTGGCCTTGGTAAATTTAGAGTTGGCCTTGGCGACGTAAAAACACAAGGAGAAAAGGCCGAAGAGCCTATTATCAAACTGACCGATTTGGCGTTGAATCTTGGGAAGGCTATGGTGACGATTACCGGTATCAGATTAGGGTATTGGGCACTAGATTCGGCTACAGGTGTTGGCTTACTCGCTAAAAGCTTTTACGAGCTTGCCAAGGCTTACGGCGTTGCCGCCGCTGCCGGAGTTGCACTAAAAGGGGCAGTAGCGTGGTTGTCTGGCCCGACGGGAGTTGTCCTCGTAGCTGCGGCTACCGGCACCGTCCTCAAGGAATGGTATGATATTAACAGTGAAACGGAAAAAGCCAATAGTCAGATCGCCACAATGAATCGCCAACTTGAAGATATGGCGATGTATTCTAAGCGCGCTGCTACCGAGTTGATTAAAACGACCGCCGAGCAATACAACGAACTATTCAAAGGCCTTCGTGCATCGGGGGTTAAGCTGGAGCAAACAGCTCATATTACCGTAGGTAATCCCAAACCGAAGCAACTGCTTGACGATTGGCGAAATATTAACGAAGAGCTTGCAAAATACGAAGGGCGTCTTTTGTGGCCCGCCGATGCGATCAAAGTTAGCAAGCTCACCGAAATTCGAGAAGCAATGGGTCCTATGGTTCAATCGCTTACGATGGCGTGGGCTAGACTCAATTCAAATTTAGAAACTACCGAAGTGAAATTGTCTGGCATCCAAACAGCCGTCCAAATGGTTTCAGCGATTTCCTCTGGTATGCCAGCTGCTATTTTCCAAATAGGCAAACCCCAGATGCCTAACGACGATAGCAGCGCTGGCGGAGAAGATCGCGGCAAATCCTATGAAAACTTCGTAAAAAATCTTGAACGCGCCAACAAAGAACAAAAAAAGCTCAACGAATTGCGCAAAGAATATGGCGACAATGAAGATTTAATCAATCTTAAATTGAAAATATATAATACACTACTGGAAGCCAAAGATATAAAAGGCGGAATTTCCTCTGCTGAAACAAAGCGCATTGAAAACTTAATCACCGAAACGGCAAAGCAGGAAGATTTAAACAATTCGCTCAAGGCATTTATTGATTTGCAGAAAGAAACCAGAAATACTGCTGCTATGGCTCAATATGCTTCGACATACGGCACGGATAGTATGCAATATGTTGTTGCTAAAAAAATGAAAGATTTCCTTAAAGAGAATCAAAATTTGCCTCAAGAACAGATCATGGCTACCAAGGAAATGTTTATTAAGCAATTTTTTGATGAACGCACTATTCGCGACACAAAAAAAGGTGAAAAAAAGGATCAAAGCGACGCCGACAAAGCCAATGAAGCATATAAAAAATATCTCGCAAATATTGAGCGGGATATTGAAGTAACTTCTACAAAAATGAAATTGGCTGAGCAATATGGTCTGAATCAAGACTTGTTGAACGTGAAAATGAAAGATTACGAACAGCGATTGCGAATTGAAGCAGAATTAAAGGAAAGAAATATTTCCTTAGACTCAGACAGAGGGAAAGAAATAGAGTATCAACTCAAATTGCGTGATGAGATAAAAGAGAAATATGACGCAGAGTTGGATCGCGTTAAGAAAATTATCGACGTGAATAAAGAACTTGCCAACACTTTCGTAGGTGCCATAAAAGAAGCCAAAAATTTTAGAGACGCCTTTATCCGGCTAGGTGACGCCGCCGAAGAAATGATTCTCAAGATGGTTGCGAACAAAGCAAGCGAAAGTCTATTCGGTCTTTTGTTGAGCGGAGTCGGCAAGGCGGCAGGATTCTCAACTACTATTGGCCCGAATGATGTTGCTGTTAATGGCACGGGTGGTTTTTTCTCCAACGGAAATAAAGTTCAAGCGTTCGGTTCCGGCGGAGTGTTTACCAGCACGACAGCTTTTCCTATGCCAAATGGGCAGATTGGAATTGCTGGTGAAAGAGGTAATGAAGTATTTATGCCTGCAAAACGCATGTCAAACGGCGACGTTGGTGTGAGAGTTCAAGTCCCGCCAACCTCTAAGTCTACTGGCGGAGTGGCAATCTCGAATCAATTTAATATAAAAGTAGACGGTGGAAGTAAGACTGAGAATGACGATGCGGCCAATAAGGTAAGCAAAAGCGTCGAACTCGCTGTTCGCAACGTAGTTTATGATGTTATAATGCGAGAAAAGAATTTAGGAGGGACGCTGAGACGCTAATATGACTATCCAAACCTTTACTCCGGCAAAAGCACCTTCTATCGGTAGTAGCGCGAACCACGAAGCTTCTATTTTGGAGGCAAAATTCGAGGGGTATTCGCAGCGAGCGGCAAACGGGATCAATAATATTGAGTCCGAGCTTCCTCTAGTTTGGAGCAATTGCTCTGCAACCGAAGCTTCAGATATCGTTGCGTTTTTCGTTGCAAGAGCAGGATATGAATCTTTTTGGTACACTCCGCCAGACTATGCAGCCCCATGGTTATTTGTTTGCAAAAAATGGTCTAATCCATGGAGCAATGGGCACAGATTTAATGTTTCCGCAACATTAGAAAGGGTTTTTGATGTAGTCGTATGACCAATACTATAAAATCAGTCGCCCAATCTTTTTCTCCGGGTAAACTTGTTGAATTGTTTATTGTCGATTTAACCAACGTCGGTGGCGGGATTACTTATTGGGTAAATTCTTCGTCAGCCACGCAGGGCACAATCACTTATGGTGGCAATGTGTATTTGCCGCGAGCAATTAAAGCTGAAGGCTTTGAAAAGAATACGCAAGGCTCATTGCCTCAGCCTACTCTTGAAACTTTCGCCGACCCTGGGCTTCGAGCAGCAATGCTGACGTATAAAGATTTTATTGGTGGCAAATTGACTCGTATCAAGACCTTCTCAAGATTTCTGGACGGTGAAGCCGATGCAGACCCTGATCAGATATTTCCAGCAGAAGTATGGATTTTTGAGCAAAAAATGGAAGCGCACAAAGCCTTAATTAAGTGGCGCCTGTCTAGTATATTGGAACAAGACGGTATATTATTGCCTAAGCGAGTCTATCTTAAAGAAACTTGTATTTTGGAATACCGCCAATATATTGACGGGGATTTTGTTTATGTTGCGGAAATTGATGGCGGATGTCCTTATGCCGGCACAGGTTATTATGACATCAGCGGCAATGCTACGACTATAGACAAAGACGTATGTGCGCACGTTTTACCAGAATGTAAAAGACGTTTTGGAACTAATGTGGCTTTGCCCTTTATGGCATTTGCTGGCTTGAAAGACTCTGATTGATGGAAAATATATCCCAAACTTACTATGAACGTATGCCGCATGAAATTGACGATACGAGCCTTAACTCGGCTATTAAACATGCTATCGGTTGTTTTCCTAACGAATGCTGCGGTGTTTTCACCGTTCATGGGTACAAGGCATTAACCAATATTGCCGAAGATAAGCGTGAATCTTTTCGGATAAAAGAGAATCGTGCTGTAGCAAGCATGTCGCACGAAGTTATTGCCCTATTCCACTCACACACATCTGGCAACGCTTGGGCGGGCAGAGAAGATATGCTGACACAAATAGCTTCCAACAAGCCTCATGGCATCTGCGTTCTTGCTGGCAAAGGCGGCATTCCGCAGGTTAAAGATATATTTTTCTGGGAAAGTAATAATATCCCTTCTTTACTTGGTAGATTCTATCGCCCGAATACCATGGATTGCTTTTCTTTAATCAGAGACGCTTACAAGCAATGGTATGGAATTGTAATTCCAGAGGTTCCGCGTGAGCCAGACGCCTTGGAGTGCGGGGAGCTATTATACGAAAATGGTTTTGTTGCTGCCGGGTTTAAACAAGTTCCAATAACAGCTATGGCGCCAGGGGATGTTTTATTGGGCAGAATATTATCTGCCAATTTTAATCATGGTGCTCTTGTTATTGACAACAAGCACATAATCCATCATTATAGAGATAGATTGTCGCGTCGCGATGAGTTGAGTCAGTGGGCGCAGATTATGAATACATGTTTGAGACATAATTCATTTTCGGGTTTACCTCCGCTTCCGGCAAATATTTCTTAATTGGATCACGATTATGACTTCACAATTAAAAACAATCTGTTTGCACGGGGTATTAGCTGAGCAATTCGGCAAAAGTTTTCGTCTTGCTATAAAGACCCCACTTGAAGCATTGATCGCTCTAAGTTCGCAATTCCCTAAGTTTCGTCTTGAATTTGCGAAATATGATTATGAAGTTATCAAAGGCCCACTTACCAACGGTTGGTTTTTGGACGAAGATACCATTAAGGTTCAAATGGGACAGTTTGATGAAATTCATTTTATTCCTGTTTTAAAAGGTGCTGGCGGGAAAAAGGGTCTTGGTAAGATTCTTGTGGGTATTGCCATGATCGGGATGGCATTTACCGGTGTTGGTATTGGTTGGTGGGGAGCGGCAGGTCTTGGCTATACTTCTGCAAGTTGGGGCGTAGTAGGTGCGATGCTGCTGTTCGGCGGCGTTGCTGAAGCTACCTCTAAGACTCCAAAATACAACCAAAGCTCCGTTGATAGGAATGAATCCTTGATATTCAACGGCGCTCAAAACCGATCTGCTCAAGGTAATGCGATGCAATTAGTCTACGGTCGCCTTAGAGTGGGTTCACAAGTCGTTTCGGAAGGAATGACCACGGAAAACATATAGACGCTTCGTGCGTGGAGTTCCGCTATGGCAACTGAAGCCCCCAACACCCTGCGATCAAGAGCCAGATTTAGAATCATAGATATGATTTCGGAAGGCCCAATAAAGGGGTTAGCCGAAGGTCTAAAAAGCATCTATTTAAACAATACGCCTATTCAAGCAAATGATGGGTCATTGAATTTTAAAAACTTTAAAGAGGCCACAGATTTAATTCAGTTACCAAAGACCAAGTTGCCAGATAGTCAAGCTAATGCCTATGTGCCTGCGTCTGCTGGTGTTGTCAGTGAAGCCACAGAAACCGTCAATGTTAAAGTCACCAAAGATTCGCCAGAAGGTTCAGGCTCTGGCGATGGCTCAGTTGTTCGCACAATAACCGATGCAGACTTAGACGCTATTCGGGTTACGCTTCGCATTCCTGCATTGATGTATCAAGATTTGGCAACTGGCAATAGCACCGGCTCTAACTTACAATTCAAGATTAGCGTAGCGCCTGATGGCGGTGACTTCGTGCCAATAAACAGCTCACGTACTTGGGTTGAATGGGCTATGGAAAACGAAGAAACAGATGCTGGCACAATGGGTTTGAATGTGAAGTGCGAAGCTATCCATTTTGACTATACTGCATACAAAGACGTTATTTTTAAGTATGCCAAAAAAACAGGTGAAACATGGGGATCATGGGTTACTTTTAAGGAATTTAAATTCCCTGCATTATCTCCTTCTTCTTCACAATTTGGTTATTGGACTACTACTCCAAGATGGGGCGCATCCACCAATAAACAGTTTGAGGCTTCAGTATCAGGTCTTGTGCCTGGTATATATAAAATCCAAATCCTGACCACTAATTGCACGGCAACCACTTTATCGAAACAGCAATATGCTCCGGGATATGTGGAATTAGACGGGAAATGTGTCGCTCCATACGATGCGAGCTATATTGTCCCGCTGCCCCAAGGTGGTGCGCCGTGGACAGTAAAGGTTGAACGATTAACTGACGACAGATTGGCCTCGAACTATCAAGACGATTTGTATTGGCTCTCATATACCGAATTGCTTTACGAGAAATTTTATTGGCCCAATCTGGCGGGTTTTGAGCTGAGCTTGAATGCGGACGACTTCGACAGCATTCCTGAGCGTGCCTATGACGTGTTCGGGTTAATGGTTTCCATTCCATCGAACTATGATCCCTATACCAGAACTTACACCGGTATATGGGATGGGACATTCACAACCGACTGGACGGATAACCCAGCTTGGATTCTGTTCGATATTATCCAGAAAAAGCGATATGGCCTCGGAAACAATATTCCGGCAAGCTATCTGGAAACGCTTAAATGGTCGTTGTATTCCATTGCGCAGTATTGCGATGAGCTTGTAGTGGTTGATGATACGGTTTCAGAGCCAAGATATACATGTTCTTGCTGTATAAATTCTCAGCAAGAAGCATATGACCTATTAAACACTATCGTATCTACATTCAGGGGGATGCTCTATCCCGTAGGCGAAGGCTTGATGGCGGTTGCTGATAAATTAACCGACCCGGTTATCAATGTTGGCCCCGCCAATGTTATAGACGGCATGTTTGTCTATCGCGGCCCAGCTAGAAAAACAATTCATACTGCCGCCTACGTGACGTGGAATAATCCTGACGATGGCTATAAGCTGAATACTGCTCTTTATGAAAATAGAGAGGGTATTCTCAGATATGGCTATAAAATTGATAAAATAAATGCCGTAGGTGCTTGCTCTAAAAGCTTGGCAATTCGCCTTGCAAAATGGAAAGTTTTAACCGAAGTCATGGCTCCAGATACGGTCACTTATCGAGCCAGCTTCGATCACCTGAATGTGATGCCAGGGGATATAGTTAATATTTCAGATCCGGCTTATACAAACGAAGAATTGATAGGCCGCATACTCTCAATCACCGACAATGAAGATACTACGCACACCATTAAGCTTGACCGCAGCGTGGCTCGAATTGGTGGCGACGAATCTATTTTGCAGATCACGTTGCCAGATCAGACGATTTTAAGTATAGACGTATCGACCGTTACCACCACGAGTGGCACTGAAATAATAGTTCCAAGCGCATCACTTACTACTATGCCGGTTATAGGAACGATGTGGCTGTTGAGCAAAGAAACTGTGCGCCCTCGCATGTGGCGTGTTTTCAATATAGAAGAGGCGGAAAAAAATATTTATGAAGTGTCTGCTTCTCTTGTTGACCCTGAAAAATGGGACGAAATAGAGGGTACTCATAATTTTGAGCCTGCCGATTATACAGGCTTCCCAACAGGGGAATTGCCAGCTCCTACAGGATTGAATATTAGCGAGTTTTTGAAGCAAAGCGGAAGCTCTATTGTCTGTTGTGTCAATCTGTCGTGGACTGAGCCTAACGATGCAAGGGCGGCTTTTTATCGCGCCGAATACCGCAAAGGCACTGAACCGTGGAAAAGTACGGAACCTGTGCTTTGCCAGAATCCAAGCATTGATATTTTCGATATTACGCCTGATACTTATGATTTTCGGGTGCAAGCGCAAGATTCGACCGGTTTGATGAAATCGGATTGGACATATCTCACAAGTCAGACGTTGCTAGGCAAACAGAAGAAACCAGAAAACGTAGCCGATTTTGCTGCATCTGTTGAAAAATTCGGTATCTTGCTTACGTGGACGCCTGTTTCTGATATTGATATTGATTATTACGAAATACGTTCGGGTGCGTCATGGGCTGCCGGAACCGCGATAGGCAAACCGAAAGCCGCTGAGTTTAAGTATGAAGATGCAACAACCGGCGATTATGTTTTTTGGATTGCTGCAAGAGATACAAGCGGAAATTATTCCGATGCTCCTGCAACCGTTGGTGCTACTGTTTCAGCGCAAGCAACGCCAACTGTCGCCGCAACTGCCGTGAACGGCGGGATTCAGCTTACAATCACAGGCACGACCACACGCGGCTTTAAGGCATATGAAATTCAACGCAGAGAATCGCCTGCCGGTGCAGAATCAACGATAAACAGCAATGTTTTAACAAAGATTTTCACCGATTCCGACATTGCAACGCTCGGCTACGTTAAATCATGGCAATACCGCGCACGGGCGCTTGACCAGAACGGTTCTGCGTCAGGTTGGTCGAGCTATACAAGCGCAACTACGCCAAAACAGATTGAAAATAACGATATTACCGCCAATCAGATCGTTGCAAAGGACTTCAGAACCGCACAAGACGTAGGCGCAACCGTAGACGGTGTTAAGTTCACCGCTGACGGCATTGAAATGTGGGAAGATGGCGTCCGCAAAGTCTTTATACCCGTAACCGGCGACCCTGAGTTTACCGGCCTTTTAACGGCTGGCGCTGGTCATATTGGCGGGTGGGAAATATTCCCAACTTATCTGCAATCAAGCAACATCAAGATTGATTCTGCCGGACTACTGCAAACGCTTGATTTTGTTTCAGGTCATAAAGGCTGGAAAATCAACCAAGACGGCAATGCTGAATTTAACAACCTTCGCGCTCGCGGTGCAATCAAAACCGTTGTTTTTGAGAAAGATGAAATAAGCGTGGTTGGAGGCAAAACACTTATAAGACCGGCAGGGTTAATAACGTCTACTTATACAGATTGGCTAACTGAAGCCACGGAAGAATATTTTGAAGATTGCTGGACGCTTCTTAACTCCATTTTAGGAGAATCTAATCCGTATGTTCCAGAAGTTTTTGCAAACTATCAAGAATATTACGATGCCGAATTATTATATTTCAATACTTTGAATGATGTTTTGGCACCTGATCCCTCCCCAGAGTTTGAACCATTTATCGGCAATACGGTTATAACGACTGAAAACGCAGATCAGTTTAATGTCGGAGATTTTATTCGCATAAAAGACGGTCTTAGTAATGACTTCTGGGGAGAAGTGACAAATAAATCAGGCAATGATTTAACCGTCGAAGGAAAATATGGCGATCTTTTTAATATTACAGCAGGCCAGATCATTGTAAATTATGGAATTGCTGGATCAGGCGGTATTTTGCTTGATGGGCAAACTCCACTAATAGATGTTTATACACATAACGGCCTGCCTTGGTCTGAAACTGATATTAAAGTTAGAATCGGCAACCTTAACGGTTGGGGCGATATTGTCAGTGATGTTTATGGCATTGCTATTGGCAATGCTTCTGGTGAATATCTAATCTATGATTCTACTTCGAGCCGGTTGCGAATTAAGGGCGCGATAGTTCTAGGCGCGGACTCATCAGTAGACGGCACGTATATTGATGATGATAGTATAGAAACAAGACATTTGCAGGCAAAATCTGTAACAGCAGACATCGTTGATGCTACGGTTGTTAAAACCA